TTGAGTAGTTTTATCACCAATAGTTGTTTCTGTTCCAAAAAATACTAAGTGACGATCCGGTGTTGACACCAGCATGTCACGTGACGCTGTTGGTGCACCTGTTATAATAGTTGCTCTTGTTGTTACGGCATTTGTTAAATTTGAATTCCATTCAAAACATTCTCCATTAAAAATTAAAGCTATAAGTGTGTCACCTAAATTATCTAAAGACCACAAACCAGGTTCAGCTACTTTATCCGTGGTCGATGCTGCTTGACCCCAGGCTGAGTAAGCACTAAAATTAGTAACGGTTGCGCCATTGCTGTGAGAGGCGTTAGTTGTTCCCCTAACATTTCTAGTGATTCCTGTAAAACTAGTAGCGGTGGTTCCTGTGTAAGATATTTCTTCATTATCTACTTGTATAAAATTTGTTCCTGAACTAGGAAAACCCGTGGTGCTCGCTACGTTAATCGTGGTTCCAGTTCCACCTGTTCCAGCAGAGTCAGCATTTAATGCTCCATTTAAAGTTGTTGTTTGTGGGTTTGTAACTGTACCGCCCCACTGTGATATACCATAACCAAAAACTCCAACCTGTTCAGCTGGACCAACGTGGTAATATTGAAAATAAGTTATACCTCCAGAAGTGGTTGCACCACTTCCTGTTTCATTGCTTGGCATTGTAATAGTAATTGTAGTTCCTGTTGGAGCACTTGTTACCATAAATTTTTTATCACAAAAGTCTGCAGCGCCAAAGTTAGAATTTGTAATAGCTGTAAATGTAGATGTGTCACCAAATAAAATTATATCCCCTGCTTCAAAATTATGGGCTGAAGCAAAAGTTATTGTTACAGTCGGATCATTATTAGTTGTACTAAATGCGTTAGTGATAGCTGTGCCTGATGGATTAGTTAAAGGGTGTATATCATAATAGACACCCCCTGTGTACGCGTATAAAATTCGGTTAGTTCCAATTAAAGAGTATTTAATACCTGTTTTATTAACCATGTGATGCAAACTTCTAGCCGCACCAGTTAGTTTACTGTCTCCTAATTGAGACCAACCACCTATTTTTTCAGGAGTACCATATCTAAAACGAACATTTTCTCCCCCTGTCCACTGTGATTCAGCGCCGGTAGATGTAACTTGCTTATTAAACCCTGGTAAAAATCCTAATTTTTGTAACATATAAAACCTTTGAAATAACTAATTTATATTATATATTAAATAAATATAGAATGAAAGATACAAAATGATTAACACTTATCACTTATTTGCTGTTCCTGTAATTGAAACTAAAATAGTGCTTCAAACACAATTATTAAAAAAAATAACAGATTGGTGTAAAAAAAACAATAAAAAAGAAGATTTTATTTCTCTTAGAGGAGGTTTTCAAGAACATAAAAATTTTGATGGAAAAGAAGAGTTAGACGAAATTATAAATTCTTTTTTACGACTTCATATAAAAGAAAAAATTACGTATGGCTGGTTAAATGTTTTAAATAAAAACGGAGATAATACCCCTCATCGACATACGGGAGATAATATTAAAAATTCGGCGGTGCTTTATTTAACAGAAAATAATTCAGCAATTAGTTTTATGAGAGATGCACAGATATTTAGTTTTCAACCAAAATTATTTGATCTTATAATATTTCCACATGATTTAATTCATCAAGTTTCACCACATTTAAATGATGAAGTTAGGATTTCTTACGCTATAAACACAGAAAGTATAAAGTGAATATTTTAACAATACACCATGGTCACAATGGTTCTATAACCATATCTAAAGATAATGAATTAATTGTGCATACTGAATTAGAAAGATTTTCTAAAATAAAATATAGTCATGATTTTACATTAAATATTGTAGAAAAAATTAATAAATTAAATATTTATTTTGATTTAATAGTTGTATCAATATGGCATCCTGATTGTATTGCTGATGTTCTTTTTGGTCTTATTAATAGAAAAGACAATTGTAAAATTATAGTTGAAGATCAATTTCAAACTAAACATCACATTTACCATGCTTATTGTGCTGCTTATAATGTCGATAAAGATTTTGATTATATTGTAGTTTTAGATGGTAGTGGAAAATTTAATAAAGACCTTCAAGAAGAAACCATAAGTATTTATGATAATAATTTTAATGAAGTTTATAAAGAATATTATACAGGAAATAGTGTAAGTTTAGGGTGGGCTTATCAAATAGTAAATTTAGCTTTATATAATGAAACATTTCCTTGTGGAAAAACTATGGCTTTATCTTGTTATGGATCTTACAATAAAAATATTCAAATATTGAAAGATCAAAAATTTAATAAAAAATATTTTAAAAAACATTTAGGAAGAAAAAAAGATGATGTTTATTTAGCTAAAGATTGGATACCTGGATTATCTGATTTAAAAGATAATAAAAAAGCTTTAGACTTTGTTCATACTTTTCAAAAAGGTTGTGAGGAATATGTTTTAAATATATTTAAACGTTTTGAAAATAAAAAAATTATATTTACTGGAGGTGTTGCTCAAAATGTATTGATTAATACACGTCTTAATAATGAAACTTCTAACACAGTTTATTTAGATCCAATGAGTGCTGATCACGGCATATCGCTTGGAATGAATGTATTTTACACAAATAATAAATTAAAAAAAAGAAATACTTATTACTTAGGTTTTGAACCAGAATATAATTTAATAGATAATATATTTAGTATCAATAAACATACTATTAAAGAATCAAATGAAGAAGAGGTTGCCCGTATATTAAAAAAAGATGTCGTTGCTATTTTTCAAGGTAGTTCGGAACAAGGGCAAAGAGGTCTTGGTAATAGAAGTTTATTAATAAATTCAGAACATAAAAACTGTGTAGAAAAAATAAATAAAATTAAAAAAAGAGAATGGTATAGACCTTTTGCATGTTCTATTTTAAATGAAGATTTAGATGAGTGGTTTGAAGTAGATAATAAAAAAGTACCTTATTATATGATGTTTGTTTATAAAGCTAAAAAGAAAGTTAATAACATAGTGTCTGTTGAAAATACTTGTAGACTACAAGCTGTTAAAAAAGAACACAATAAAAATTATTACAATTTAATAAATGAATTTAAAAAACAAACTAAACTCCCTTATATTTTAAATACTTCTTTAAATTTACCAGGCGCTGTATTAGTTGAAGATTTATTTGATCTTCATACAGTGTTTGATTCTAGTGATTTAAAATATATATGGTTACCTGATATAAGAAAGTTAATAATTAAAAATGGATATTAAAGTTATAGATCTAATACATCGAATTAATTCATTTATGCCAAAAAGTAAATGTGATGAGTTAATTAATTTATTTGAAAACAATATTAATTTTTGCGATCAAGAAAGAAGTTTAAAATATATTGAGGGTAAAGAAAAAGATTTTCATACAGATAATTTTAAGTGCTTAAATTTAAGCACACATAAAAATAAAAACAAAGAACTAGAAGAAGGTTTTAAAATTTCTAGTCATTACATACAAGGAATGATTGTTAACTATATAAATTTTTTAAAAATAAATTTTTCAACATCTATTGATTCTAGATGGATTTGTGCTTCAGATAATATTCGTATTTTAAAATATGAAGTTGGTAATGAAATAAAAGATCATTTAGATATGAACTTAATAGTAAGAGGTTCTTGCACGATTAATTTAAATGAAGGGTATGAAGGAGGAGAGTTTACTTTCTTTTCTAGAAAACACCAAGAAGTATTAAAAACAGGTGATAGTATAATATTTCCAGCAGATCACATTTGGATTCATGGTACAAAACCAGTAACTAAAGGAGTAAGGTACAGTATTAACTGTTTTTTAAAACCTGTCTAAATATGATTTTAAATAAATCTATTATAAAATTAATAAAAGAAAAAAAACCTTTTTGTATAAATGTTTCTAATTTAGAAAACCTATATTCTAAAAAAGAATTTGAAAATTACATAAATACTACTCATTTTTCTATTAATACAAATTTAGATGCAAGGCGTGTTAAAAAAAAATATGTTTGGAATGCAAATGTTTGGGATCATAAAAGTTTTGTTACAAAACAGTTATTGGAAGAATTATTAAAAAAAGAAACTATAGCAATAACGTTATGTCGTAAAGCTTCTAAAAATATAAGTTTGTTTGTTTCAGAACTAGAAAAACTAACAAACTTACCTACAGATTGCCATATGTATTATTGTTCTAAAGAAACAAATGAAAAAGGATTATCAAGACACAATGATTCAAATGATAATTTGATGGTTCAAATTTTTGGAAAAACTTTATTTAAAGTTTGGTTAAATAATAAAATTTATATAAACAAAATTTTAAAACCAGGTGATCTTTGTTATGTTCCTAGAAAAGTAGATCACTGTTTTGAATCTATAACAGAAAGATTATCTTTAAGTTTTCCTATGTCATATCCTCATAAAGTAAATAAAAATAATCAAGATTATTGGATAACTCTATAATGAAACTAATATATAACTTTAAAGATAAATTGTTTTGGATACATAATTTTTTGCCTTATCATAAATATAAACAAATACACAACGATATTTTTAAAGAAAGAAAAACATTAAATTATAGATCAGTCAAAGGTGAGTGGGATGAAGATCTAACTAAAAATGTTGGTTTTCCAGATAAATTAGATATAGATCCTAATTATTTTCAATTCTCTGAAACTCTTATGAAACATTTACCGTTTGTTTCTATTAAAGGAAAATTTACATACACAGTGCACAAAATGACAAAAGGTTCAGGTATTGATTGGCACGGTGATTTAAATCATAAATTTGGAATAACTTATTATATAAATAAAAGGTGGAGTAAAAACTGGGGTGGAGAATTTATGTTTCAACATGAAAATAATTTTGGATATATTCCAATAGTAGGAAATTCTTTATTAATAGTAAAAACTCCACTAAATCATAAAGTTAATCCAGTTTTATCTAATATAATTCCTAGATACACTATTCAAACTTTTGTTGGTGACGAAAATTAATCAGTAGGAATTAACATCCAAGATGTTAAAATATATTTAGTATCTTTTAAAGGTGGATTTCCTCTATGAACATATGGAAAGCCAGCAGGCCAAATTACAACTCTACCTTTTTTAGGTTTTACTCTTATTGAATAATTTAAAAATTCTGTTTCTCCACCTTCTTCTATATCATTTAAATATATAGTATAAGCTAATCCTCTTTTTAAATTATCAAATCCAGGAGCTCTTTCAACATGCCACATATGATAACCTTGTGTTGGTAAAGTTTTTTGTACTTTAAAACAAGTAAATTCAAAATTATCAATACCCATATAATCTTTTATAGAAGTATGGTTTTCATAATTTTTTAAACACATATCAAAATTAACAACAATGTTATTTAAATCATGGTGCCACATATCTATATCATAATAAAAATCAGTGGCTTCATCATTTTTAAGATGACCACCTATTCTTTCACTTTGCATTCTATTAAAAGTTTTTTTAAATTTAACTCTATCTTCAAACATTTTAATAGCTTTGTCACAATCACTATCTAAAATAAATCCATCATATATACCTATATGATTTTCTATTTTTACACTTCTATCTTTATTTTCTTTCAAAGAAGACATTTATTGAATCTCTCCATGTGTTGTTGGGATCATATACTTGGTTTGTACCATGCCAAATATTACCTCTAAACAATATAGCTCTATTTTCTTTAAATGCAATAGAAGCGTTTACTGTATAATTGTCATTTTTTAATGTATAAAAAGAAGTCCCATTACCAAGACTTTCTTGTCCAGATAAGTATATTAAACAATTCCAATAAGAATTATTGTCTTGATGTATTCTTCTTAAATCATTTAAGTTTTCCCCACCTTCTCCAGTTGCTTTTCTTTTATGAAAAAAAGTTCCTGTTTTTTTATAAGTATTTATAACTTTTAATTTTTTAAAAACTGTTTCTTTAATATCTTGAACATACTCCGAATATTCTGGTATTAATTCAAACATATCACTTCTAAACCCATAGTGTAAACCTGTGGGATCTTTAGCAAATTTTAAAGGTGTATTTAAAAATAAAGATTGGTAAAATTTTAATTTAGTAGGTTTAAAAAAATTATCCGTATATAAAAACATATCTGTATAGATATGTTCTATACTATTTTATAATAAAGTAAATACTAAGATGAATAAGAAGTGGGTCTTGAGCCTTTTTCAGATTCGTCTCTAGGATCATTATCCCACTGAAATTGTAATTGAGTTAAATGAGCTGCATCCCATCTATCAATAAAATCTTGAAAATCTCCTAAATTAGCATCAGCAAAAGAACAGTGTGGAGTAGTATCTCTGTGTTCTACTTCGTCAGATGAATTAGAAGTACCATATTGAATAGCCCAAATATTTGAAAACTTTGATTGTCCCCAAAAAGCATCGTCATTAATAGTGTATCCTCTACCTGTTGTTCCATCACCGTTATCAAAACCTGCTTGTATTATTGCTTTATCATCTATTATTACTGTCCATGTTGCGTTTGTTGCCATAATTTTTCCTACGTTTTAATAATATATAAAGTTGTTAAATAAGGTTGTAATACTGATGTAGCGTCCCCTGAAAAGTTTGCACTCATGTTGTGTGAGTGAGCTGCACCATTACCTGAATTAATTGGTGCAAGCACTGAACCTGGGTTTGCATTATATTGCAAACTTGGAACAGCCGCATTACTTTGTGGGTTTGGACCAGGATTATAAAGTTGGTGATTGTGTGATGCTATTTGGTTTGTTGTTAAACTTGTATTAGCTGTTGACCCACCTACGTTTCCAGTTGAAGTTACAGTGTCAGCACCTCCAGTTGATGCTAAAGCTTTGTTATTTGATTTTCCAACTGCTACGTTGTTTTGTAGATCAGGTAATCCAAAAGTAGATGAACCATCTCCAGCACCATAAGTTGTACCTACTACTGCAAACAATGCAGAATAAGTTGATCTTGAAACAGTAGCACCATTACACTCTAAGAAACCTGTTGGCACTGATGCAGAGGACCATGGAACAATAATACCTGTGTTAACTCCTTCGATCCCTGTAAGATCTGATCCATCAAAATTATATTTAGTTGCTTCGTAATTTGACATATTATTTCTCCGTGTAAGTCCATCCTACATCTGAACCAGAATAAACTAATCCAAATGCTGCACCCTCAGTATTAACTACTAAGTCTGATGATGCGTTAGCTATTTTAGAACTATTTCTTCCAACAGTCAATGCGTTAGAATCAAAAGTATATCTTGAGTCCACAAAATTTACGATGTCACCTACTGCAGGTGATGCCGGAAGCGTCACTGTGACTGCTCCACCATTTGTGTCTACAAAAAGGTTAGCACCTGATTGAACTGTTTCTGCTGCGGTTATAGTTCTCCAGTTTCTAGTTTCTAAATCTTTAACTATGTTAGTTCCATCAGAGTGACAAATGTAATTATTGCCTTCACATAATAAAAAACCACTAGCACTAGTAACTTTAAAAGTTAAAGTATACCCTGCATGATTAGTTCCATCTATTATATTAAATACTTTTTCTATACTTGCTGGAAAATTTACTGTTCTGTTTGCGGCTAAAGTTCCAGTAAACTTTAAAGTCATATTTCTTGCATTTGAAATCGTAGCGTCACTCATTACAAGGGTAACATCTCCAGATGCTACATCTATTTCTTGATAACCTGCAACAGATTGTTGAACAAGGTTTAAATTATTGTTTGTTTTTGTGCCCCATGTACCAGCGTTTTCACCGGTTGCCATTAGCTCTAATTTTAAATCTGAAGAATAACTTGATGCCATTGTTTATATTCCTTATTTTTGTTATTTATATTGTTTATTTAGTTTTAAGTCAAACATAATTATGCAGGTGTTTTAATTGTATATCCTGTGCTTGTTTTTGGTGTTTTAGGTGTATATCCTGAACTAGTTTTAGGTGTTAATTTTTCATAAGTACCTGGGAAAGATATTCCTGAAGCATTAAGACTAGATGTTGCTTGCACTCCAGTTAAACCTATTTGCATATTATCCAGAACAATAGACCCAATTGAAGATGTAGTGCTAAGTCCTGTTAAACCTACACTCATTTCTGTAGGAGATATTGATCCTACAGCAGATGTTGTGCTTAATCCTGTTGGTGATACTATAGGAGACTGTGTTATGTTCAATGATCCTACAGCAGACGTAGTGCTTAATCCTGTTAAACCTACAACATCTGCAGGAGAAATACTTCCAACACTAGAAGTTGAACTAACGCCTGTTAAATTTGTTTCAATACTAAAATCTATATTGACAGAACCAACTGATGATGTGGCACTTACTCCTGTTATTGCCTGAGTAGAATCTATAACAAAATTTAAAGAACCAACACTAGAAGTTGCACTTACTCCAGTTGGAGATACTATTGATTGTAAATCTAAAGTTAAAGAACCAACACTAGAAGTTGCAGAAAGTCCAGATGGTTGAATAAGTTTATTAAATGAATCTCCATAAGGTTCTGTCAA